ATTCCCATGGTTTGCGCCAGCTGGATTTTCTAGAGGTTTAGTTGCTAATGCACTTGATATAGCGGTTAATCCGAACCAAAAGCAACGTGATGAATTCTACAAAGCAAATATTAACCCAGTAGCACAATTCCCAAATCAGGGGTTGGTAATATTCGGTCAAAAGACATTGCAGAAGAAGCCAAGCGCGTTTGATAGAATTAACGTTAGAAGGTTGTTCTTAGCGCTTGAAAGACCTACTAAGCAATTAGCAAGGCAATTCGTGTTTGAGCAAAACTCTGAGTTTACTAGAACAAGAATAGTAAATGCTTTAACTCCGTTATTTGAAAGAGCTAGAAACAACCAAGGTTTATATGATTATATGATTGTGTGTGATGAAAGAAACAACACACCATCAGTAATTGATGCGAATGAGTTGGTTGTAGATATCTACATTAAACCTACTAGAACAGCAGAGTTTATCTTAGTTAACTTCTACGCAACTAGAACAGACGCTAATTTTCAAGAGTTAATTGGAGGTTAATACAAAAAAACACTAAATAATTATATGGCAACTACAATTCAAAATTTCTTTAGTAAAGCAGCTGTAAATCAATTTTCACGCGACTTCTTATTTAGAGTTAAGCAGATAACTCTGGCCGGTGGGATTAATTTTAACGGTGAAAGTGACCTAGTATATGCTAAGACAGCTTCGCTACCCGGAAGAAATATCGAAGATAAGGTGGTAAATTACTTTGGTCAAGAGTTTCACTTACCAGGTAAATCAACTTACCCTGGTGCGGCTGGCTACTCTATTGAATTTTATCACGATGAAGATTGCCAATTAAGAACCAAATTTGAAGCAGCATCCAGAATAGTTTTTAATAATGAAACTTCACTTGGTCAATATGGTATGCCTGGTAATGAGTCTGTTATTGATCTAGTTCAAATAGATAAGGAATTACAAGAAGTTAAAAACATTCAATTAGTTGGTGCTTCAATAAGAGATATTGGTGATATAGCATATGATATTGCAGGAGGCTCCGGTGAAGTAACAAACTTCTCAGTAACGTTCGCTTACCATTTTTATAGAGATTTTGCCTTAGCTTAATTCTCTATAAGATCTGCCGATTAAATAATATTAATGGCATTTATAACCCACACGGACACTGGCCCTGTCTCGCAGTTCCTTCACAACTACAGTGAACACGAGGAATTTTATTTATCACATCCGTTTCTGTGGAAGGTTACCTTTAACTACGATCGTGATTTAATTGGTTCTATTAATGCAGCCTTAGCAAAAGGCGAAGAAGAAAGAAGGTGGTACGCGTGGCGTGAGCCTAGAGACTATATGGATAATGTCATTGGCAATGTATTAGTGGCGAGATCTGTTACAGTGCCTAATGAAAATACGCAATTTGATATTGCAGGTTCAATGAACCAAGGAGGCTTTCTACCAGGGTATGCGGTTAATAAGAGGACGGATTTTTTGACAAAAAATCTAGTAATAAATTTCTTTGATACGAATGATGATATAGAACATCTATTCTTTAGACCATGGATGATAGCTATAGGGATCGACGGGTTAATGATGCGTAATTTAATATGCAATGTAGAGCTAGTACAATACGATAATATAGGTCGAAGACGTAAGGGGTATAAATTTATTGACGTGTTTCCAACAAATGTCGAAGGTTATTCATTATCTTACGACGACGCAGAATTTATACAAAAATCTATTACCTTTGCGTTTAAAAACTATGAGCCGATTGACATTTATGGCCACCCGCCCGGTCGAGCGATTCAGGTAAGAGAGTGAGGGGCGTGAATTTTAAACGGTAGGTAATAATTATTAACATGCTCATTACCGTTACTCTTCCAACCGGCAAAGAAGTGGTTGTAGAAGAATTTCTATATAAACACATCCGTGAATTGCTGTTTCAGAATAACTCTCTTGAGAATAAATTAAAATATCTTGAAGGTTTTATAGTAACGCAAAATTTAAATGTAATAGAAAAATTTATTACCTTGTTAATGCTACGGGAGAAGTGTATTAAGCCTACTGTGATGCTTAGTATTGACAAGGTTGATAAAGAGGTTAGTATAGGCTACATTTTAGAGTCTTTCGAAGAAACTGTAAATATAAGAGAGACGATTAACGTCGGTGATATACAGTTAACACTCGACTACCCTTCAAAATTTTGTATTAATACAAATAACCTGTTAAGCATTATTAGAGAAATAAAAATAGAAGATCAATACATAATTATGGATACACTTCCAGAGGATGAGTTCTTACAGGTTATAAATAAACTACCAGCAGAAATATTAAGTGAGGTGGATAGTTTTGTGGCTGGTAAGCAAGAGGCTTTTGTGCTTCCACTATTGAGTGGTAGACATAGTTCTTACAATATTAATTTATTAGACCCTTCGCCTTTTGTGTTTATCGATAGTGTCTTTACGTGTATAGATGAAAATAGCTATCGTGAGCACCTATTTGTTTTAAGCAAAAGAATTCGTGATGTTGAATTCCTTACAAATAGTTCACTTATAGACATATTAGATTATATAGAGTTATATAAAAGGGAATGTGAAGACGAAAACGAGAAGTTGAAAAAATAGATAACTTGTTAAATAACCATATGAGTGATTTCACTACAGGTGATTTTTTAAAAAAGCTAGCTTCGTTAAAAAATGACTTTAAAGTTTATGTTCCGTCCTTAAAAAAAGAAGTAGTGGCAAAGCCTATTACTTTAAAACAACAAAAAGATATTATCTCTACTAGTATTAATGGAGTGCTTGGAGCTTTGCAGTTTGCTGAGACAATTAATAATGTAATACTTAGTAATGTTGAAGGTGATGATTTTTTTGCATTTGATAGAATTCCTATCATCTTAGGTCTTCGAGCTCATTCACTAGGAGACAAAGTAAAAGCTGATAATGGAGAGATTGTATCTCTTAGTCCTTGTCTTTTAAAGGCTAAAACACCTACAAAATTTAAACTCACTAGTAAGGTAAGTATTGATGATATAAAAATAGATCTTCGAATGCCTACCCTTACCGAAGAAAATAAAATTATTAAAAAAGCTATTTTAGATATCGATAAGTTTAAAGATGAAAATCTTTCTAAAGCCATGGGGTTAATCTATATTTTTGAGCTTATAAAGCATATTGACTCTGTTACAGTTGATGATCAAACAGTTGTTTTTAATGATTTAAAAGTGATTGATAGATTAAAAATTGTTGAGGAGTTACCATTAGAGCTGTATGAAAAGATTACTACTTTCTTGCAAAAGTTTAGCGAATTTGATAAATCTATATTAAGTGTCGACGAATCTACTATAACTTTAGACACGACACTGTTTGATGCTACATCTACTGCATAAATATATGTGTGCCGAAAAACGTCGATCCATTAGATGTTATAGAAGAACTTCGCCTGTCTAACGATAAAAATGACAGAGAAGCTGTTAAGAACGGTGTAAAAAAACCACCACCTCTTCCAAGTCCGATTTTAAAATCTCCGGAAATTAAACGTACGTTTAATCTAGGTACTATTTTAGCAGAAGCTGCTAGTAAAGTTTTTAAAAGAGAGAAAGAAGATACTTTTGGGGCAACTGCAACAACAGCAGAAAAAGCTAAGCAAGTGGCACTAAAAGCCGATGAGAAGAAAAAGAAGCCGTTTAAGTTTCCTCTTTTAGCAACTCTAGCAGCAGGGATTACAGCGTTTGCTGCCTGGATTGCAGGGTTTATAGGGCCTGTAGCAGAGTTTATCGCTAAGACGTTACCTAAGCTTTTAAAGCCTATGGGAGCTATGGCAAAGACCCTTTTTATGTCAATAAAAGGTGGTAAGCTTATGGCAGTATTAAAAGGAATTAGCGGAAAATTTGGTCCTAAATTATTAAGATATGGTAGGTTTATACCTGTTATAGGCTCTCTTTTCAGTTTTGGATTTGGTATAGCACGGTGGAAAAAAGGTGAATACATACCTGCAATTTTTGAATTTTTATCTGGTATATTAAATCTATTACCGACTGGGTATGGAAACCTTGCTTCAATGCTAATTGATGGGGGCTTGTTGTTATACGACCTCGATAAACAACAAGAAGAAAAGGAGAAACTTGACCCAACTGGCCAATCGTTCGACATGTGGGACAAAATAAGAATGTATTTCTTAGGCTCTCCCGGTATTCAGAACATAATATCGTTAGGAAAAGCTATCGGAGCAGTATTTAGAGGTGAGTGGAAAGAAGCAGGTGATCATTTTCTCGAGTCACTGCCTGTTATTGGTACTATAATCCACTGGTTAAACAAAGCTGAAAGTGGAAATGTACATGCTCAGGAGATGATCGGCACCGCAAGTAATTTCTTTATTACTATAAAAGAAAAAGTTGTCGATGTAGTTACAACCATGGTTACTAGCATCTTAGATTGGATAGGTGAACAGGCTGGGAATGTTGGAGAGATGTTAGGTGATCTTGGAGGAGGTGCGTTGGAGGGTCTAAAAAATCTCGGTAGCGCTCTCAATCCGTTCGATGATTTTATGGTAAGGGGTGATAAAGTTATTCCGTTTAATACTAAGGATGATGTGATTGGAATGAAAGACGGTGGTGCGTTAAGTAACGTATTTAAATCTATCCAAGGAAGTATACAGCAATCCGACAAAAAAATAGATCAACAAAAAGGCTTCTTAAATAAGGCACTAACGGGGGTTGATAGTATAAGAAAAGATATATTTAGTGGGGCTAGTTCTTTAACAAAAGATTTCAAGGAGTGGAATATTCATCTCAAAGAAATAAAAACTTCAAATCAACACCTAGGTCAAATAGTACAGCTAACATCACAATTAGTCGCCGGGCAAGGACAAAATGCAGCACCAACGCCAAACATTGGTACCCCACAACAAGGTAATGATATGAGTGGAAGTATGGATGGCCCGGCCTACCCGGATGGTCGATTTGATTATACTAATTCTGCTTACGCCATGTCTACTACATAAATATTATTAGTGGCAAAAGATCCTCATAAATACGAACCAAGCTATGATTTAGTCAATCAGTATGATTGGACGTCGGTAGCTCGTAATTCCCCGATGCGTGATGAAGCGCCGGCGGCATATGTAACAGCATATGAACTGCAGTTTTCACAGTTACGTACATTTATAGATGGTTATTTAAATATACTATCTCCAACACATTTCGGGACTATAAATCCAAAAGGAGCTAAAAGTGCAAATCCGGGGTTAGATTTTTATAAGAGGTTATATGGCACCAGTACTGAACCAATAACAAGATTTAGTTTTCCTTTTTTCTCGGACAATATCCGGGGGTTTTCCAGTGAGTTTTCTGATACCTTTTCCCCTATTAGTCAACGAGGAGCAAAAGTACTCGGAGGTGAATTTTTACAGGGGTTAGGTGGAGCGGGTGAGTCTATTGTTGGAGGAGCTGCCGCTTTGGCAAACAGCATAGGTAATATTGGTGGTGCTAACACCGGTGCTAAATCTTTTGTAGATAAAGTATATAACACTACTGTAAACAAAGCTAATGATTTTTTTAGTGGTGTAACAGGTAAAAATGTTAACTTAGGAACGCAAACAGTAGGAGCTCCTGGCTCGTACATTGAAACCCCTCAATTTTATCAGTATAGTAATACAGATAACGGGTTACAATTATCCTTTGCTTTGTCAAATACTTTAAATGATGATGCTAAAGAGAAAAATCATAAATTTATTACAGACTTTACAAGAATGAATAGGCCGTATCGAACTGGCGCGATCGGAATGACATTTCCGGCTATATACAATATAGTAGTCCCGGGTCAGCGTTATATAATGTGGGCATCCCTAGAAAGCTTTGACGTAGGGTTATTGGGAATGAGGAGAAGAATAAAATCACCAAATGGGGGATCAAGGATTATACCTGAGGCTTATTCATGTCAATTTACCTTTAAATCACTAACTATTGAAGCAGCTAACTTTATGGATGAGATAGATAAATTCGGTAGCTTTGCCGGGGATAAGGATTCTTATAGCGCTTTAAAGAAAGCGGAAGAAGAGTCTCTTGTGCTTCAAGAAGCAAAGGATAAAGCGAGTCTAGCAGCTATAAATCGAGAAGAAGGCCGGAGTGAGCGGGTTGATGCGGATCCAGCGGTGACGCCAGGGGCTACCGGAGTAGGAGCCGCGGCGATCGCCGCGGAGCGAGCCGCCGGACAAGAAAGCGTTATTAATGAAGCCGCGCAACTCCTAGCAGACTTGGACGCGTCTGGTCCTTCACCTGAGGCCGCGGCCCGACGAGCCGCCGGACAAGAAAGCGTTATTAATGAAGCCGCGCAACTCCTAGCAGACTTGGACGCGTCTGGTCCCGGCCGCGGCCCGGGCACCG